CAGGATACAGAACATTGCATCCGAGAGCATCAGCCTCACTGACTGTGTTCGAAACCCAATCCTGTAGCGCACAGTTAAATACAACCCTACTATCATTAACAATGTTGTAGTATTCATTCTTTTCTAGATCCTCATGTATTGTAAGTAATCCCCGATCCACTAAATCACGGGTTCGTTGCATATAGCTTTCGCTATTAGATTTGAGTTTACCACCGCTACATACACAGAATTCAACATCGGGTGTGTTTGGCTGACTATTCCATGCCTCAATCAAGTCCATATAGAAGTCAGGTTGTTTCTCCTGATCCCATCGGGCACTGAATACTACACGCATCTTGCGTTCATCGAACGGCTTGATACTTGCGACACGACCTTGTACTTCACTCTTGCCAAATGCTAACCCACTGATATTGTAGATCGGGGCCTTCCAACCCGCAATCTTCATGTGCATCACCATTTCTTCATTCGTTGCAAGCACGCCATCTACGAACGAATCAACCATCTTTTCATAATGCCCCATAAATTCCGACATATTCCAAACATGTACAAAATCATCAGGATCAATAGACTGGGCAAGACAGCGAACAAAAATACGAGGACGATGTTGAGCACCGATCTGATTGAGTATATAAGGTAGGCTCTCAATACCGGGTTGAAACATATCTTCGAAATAGATGACATCTTCATTATTGAGTTCTCCTGCTTTCATCATCTTGATTAGATTCATCAGTTGACTCATACCGAAGTATGTGCGACCATGTGCATCTAATACTTGACCCGTCACGATTGCTTGGTCGTTGCTGAGTGTTTCTCCGGGAACTACAACATAGTCGATGTCCCTCTTATCAAACACAGTAGTATTCCACTCTTGCAATTGCAGAGTGTACCTTGCTTTGTAGGGCTCAAGCCCCATGTAATACAGTTTACGCATTATGGACGTGCGTTTTCTTGCCATTGATCACGAGCAACTTTACCAGTTGCGAATTTTGTATATTGACGATAGACATAACTACGTTGATCGTAGAGTTCTGCTTCGTTGTACTTATAACCAAAACCCACGCAGAAGTCTAGATATTTCTCTAGGTCCTCAAAGATTTGTTGAACACGTGGATTAGATTGAAAAGTTTGTTTTGCCATTTTGTTTCCTTAGATAGCGAGGTTAGTTAAAGGTTTTGTTGTATCGTAATAAATTGTTGCACCGTTCTCATTATCTTCTGAGACAGTTATAACAATATCACGATCTGGATACCGAGTTGCAATAACTTCATAAAGGTCATCACTAATCATTTCACAACTTTTGTAATCCAATGCAAGAATGCCTTGAGAATATTGATTCTCTAACCATCGTTTGAATTGAATAAACTCAATATCCCTGTCGTTGTGAAATACTTGTATCATCACCTCAAAGTGAAAGATGTGACGATGCGGAGTTGCTAAAAAGCTAACATCATACTCATCACCTGTTGCCAAGTTAGGGTCTGTTGCTGCTGCGGGGTACTTATGAATACCTTCTTTTTGAAAGCGCACAAAAATTGTACGCACTGCTTTATCTTTGATGCGTTGACGCTTTTCGGCTAGTGCCATAATTCTTTGTTCTATCATCTTTCATCCTCAAAATTAACACGTTCGTGATCTTCATCCCATTGAAGTCTTGTGTATCTTCTTAACTCTAAGTATACATCAAGTCTATCTATTTTCATATCTTTAAGGGCATCTACTGTAAAGTCTTTGTCCTGTTCTGCTGCTAGTATTTTAGCATCAAGGTCCTTGAGTTGTTGTTCTAATCTTGCAATTCGTTGTCTATACATTTTATTACTCCAAAACTAATGCGATAGCTTCATCACTATCCTCAATCTCTTCCTCGGATTCTTCGTTCGTTGTGAACAATTCATCAAACATGGTCATAGCATTAACTGTTTTCTTACCGCTAATACCTTGACTACCTGATTGAAATTGTTTCCAATAACTACTATGCTGGTCAATCAATTCCCATGCTTCATCTTTAGTTTTCTTACTAAAGATTTCATCAACTAATTGAGTAAAGAATCTATCACCTTCAAGTTTATGCACAATCATTTTAGGAACAACACCCGTTTCATATTGACGATTAGCCTCTTGAACAGCATTCATGTGCATCCAAACATTGTGACTTTGCAATAGTGTATAGCTTAATGTGTCCCAGCTGGTTTTAGTTTCTTTACCATGATGTCCCAAGAATCCTACACCACGATAGCACAAGTCTTTCATAACTAGTGAATCAGTCACAGGACTATCTGTAAATGATTTATGTATTCCATCTGCTAATACTGCATCACGGAACTTGCGTGTATCACTCGCATAACTTTTCTTTTCAGCAGTCTTTTCCATTTGATAAGACCATTTCTTATTATGCTCAATAGTTGTATTGAAATAAGCAAGACCCTTAGCAGCACTAAAGAATGGACTAGCACAGTCAAATGTAATCTGTAATTTTGGATTGTGATACTTGCGTATTGCTTTTTGTATATCAGTAAACAATACAGCATATTCTAAGATACTTGTACCCAAACAATGAATCAAATCATGCTTACCTTCTTGTAGCAATCCATCGTGGACTATCTCAGTCATTCTACGCAATGTCAGATGAATATCAATCTTATTTTGTCCACCGAATGCCCAACCATTAAAATGATTGTCTGGATAGATATTTGGATCGCAATACTTTTTCATATCAGTATACCAATTATCTGATTGTGTATGATTACGACCTTGCAACACGTTTAAGAACTTGCATTTCCCTGAGCGATTATTTATAAAGTATTCGTTGTTGATATGTGTCGCTGATATCGCTTCTTCAATAGTACTAATACCATGTAGGCTATTACCATTCTTATCTTTCATTCCAAAGGTTGTTAATGATTGTGACGGGATATCTAAACACATACCATAGTCCATGTATGTATCCATCCATGTCAATACTGCTTTGCGTTTCTTCATAGCACGTGGGCAGTTAGGATCTTTCCAGTCTGCGGGCCATTGACCTTTAAGAATCTGAAAGCCACCACTATCACCCAGCATAAACGTACCAGCTTCACGTTCACGTATGATACTTTCACTTGCATCATCGTCAGTAGTATCTAAGTTAGCATGACCAGCACTGTACAATCCCCACTTGTAATAGTAAAGACCTTCTTTAGAGTTTAAGAAGTTTAGTTTCTCAACATCACCTTTGAAGCCTGCAGGAATACGTGCTTTGTCAAAGTATGGCAAGCCTTTTCGTTGCTTACCTAAGCCAGCGATATAAAAACTACTGACTGCGGGTAAGAACAATGCCCATTCAGGGTCTTGTTTTAGTGATAGATTATGCTGGGCCATATGGAACTGATAGTCCTGATTCACTGAATTCTTGTTTAATTAAAGTTCTAACAATAGTTATTTGTTCTTCTTTTTGCTTGATAGTATCTAGCAAATCTCTGATAGTAGGATTAGTTTGTGCTAATGCTTCTAATTCCATTTCTTCATTACGTTTTTTTCTGGCCCAATCAAGCAATGCTTCTGCATCAGGTGACAATCCAACACTTGCATAGCTAGTATTCATTGTTGTCCAACCAGTTCCGTCAAGCACTTGCATATCAGTACCATTGATACGTATCATTCCTTGCATGGGATTGTTTATATTCTGATTGACATAGGGAACACTAGTGTTCCCCCCAGAAATAACTGTGTACTTACCCATTGGAGCTATACCCTTGATCATTTCTTGTTTGCTGGGAGTAAGTAAACATATGTTGCAATACCACTATCAACTGTGATTTCAATAGCACCTTGCTCACTAATTTTAACTGTCTTGTCACCAACCAAATCCATGATACTCAAGAATTCTTTAACAGGCCAACGATGTGTACCAGCTAACACTCCAGTTACCGGAGTATTAAACACAAAATTACCACTATGCGTTGATGCATCACCAAAGTAAATCTTCAAATCATTGCCATCAGTTTTTAACACAAAATGTTCTTCTTCACTGTTAGCATGTGATTGTTTCTTAAGACGTTGAATACCAGCAATTGTGGGTTCAAATTCAACATTCCACTTGGCACCTTTGAATGATACACTTTTAACCTTTTCATCAACTACGCTTTTAAGCATAAGACGATAGTCATTAACAAAATCACCGTTCTTTGTTTCGAAATGAATATTAGATGGAACATCTACACCATCACGCTGAGTACGAATAACATTGATTTTAGCATCTTTGTCATACTCATCGAATCCAATGATTGTCTTGAGTTTGCTCAAGTTAGGCATACCAAACACCCCAATAAAATCAGCGAGTGGGTCCTTGAATGTACCACTCACGATAACATTCTTGTTTTCAGCTACTGCATTGATTGTAGTTTCTGTTTCAGAACCAGTAACTTTAACTAGTTCAATTGTGCCAAGACCATGTGTGTGGTCAATTAAGTCTTTTAAATAATCTTTCATTTTGTTTCCTTTGTTTAAAATATTTAGGAGTTCCTATCACGTATTATAGTGGAATATATTACGATAGTCAACACCAGTTTAACCGAATGTAAATAAATCATCGAATGTTGAATTGACATTCGTATTACTTCTTATATCCCAATCTAATACACCAATCAAGTTGTCAATCTTTTCATCGACCAATGTCTTTTCCATTAGTAAATCATCAAATGGTAATTCTTTGAACCATGAAGGCAATCTCAATTCGTCAACCGGGTAAGCAATACTAGTGAACCCCAATGCGTTATCTTTGAGTTTACAAACAACAATCTTCATGCCATCTATAATTTTCTGGCTGTAGTTATCACCATATACTCTGCGTAGATAGTTCCAGTTAATTGCTGCCCGAGCATGGCCGACACCACACTTACCAGTCTTTTCAAACTCAATCGTATGCTTAGTCAAATTGTTAACTGATTTGGGTGAACCTTTTGTCCAACTATCTTGCTCAGACAATTTAGTTTTGAATTCTTTTACCATTTCAATAACTTTGTCACGTTGCTCACCAGCAAGGACCTTAGTAAGAACATCCATCAAGAATTCTTGTATATACTTAGGAGTATCAGCACGTTTTAAATCAAGCCCCATAGCTTTGATATCACCGTTCTTTCCGTTTGTATCTTTACGCTTACCTTCTTTATCAAAGATATTGATAGCATAGCGTTTCTTTGTGATAAAGATAGCCCGATCACCGATCAATTCACGACCAGCTTTAATTATTACCCCATTCTTACGGGGTGCATGAAATGCACGTTCCATAAATGCAGGGAAACTTTCGTTCGTTTGGTCAGCAATAGTATCATACAACCCAATACAAGTTTCTTTATTCCACTCTATCCCCTCATTTGTTATTTGCGAATAGAGAATAGGATATGCAGTAAAATAACAACTGTCAGTATCACCATAGACAATAGCAGCACCATCGTGTGCATAAGTACCTGCAATTGTTTCGTTGATGTTACTCATCATATGTTTAACAATTTGACGACCGCTTAAGGTAACACTTTGTCCGATACGCTTGTCATAAAATCTACAATGCTCATTCAACAATGCACCATATGCGGAGTTCAACAAAATCTTACGAACAAGTTGACGTTTGTCCCAATACTCACGATCCTCATTAGTAGTAGCTTCTTTAAGTTTCTTCTGCATCACCTTACGATCCGAGTACCAACGTGAGAGTAATCCAGGAACTACACCTTCTTTCTCATAAGTAAAGATTGTTCCATTGGCAGACAACATCCATGGACGATTACTATCAAAGATCATTTTCCATATTTCAGCAGCACTATACTCCTCACTACGACCATCTTCGTAATCTAGGGTAAGCATTACCCCGCGATCTTGATTCAAGATAGCAGTATATTCAAGTACCCCAAACAAGTTTTCCCACAATATCGCGCCAGTAACGTCATCGTCACCTTCTTTGAATCGTTTCTTAAGGCTAGCAAGTTGCTTACCTTTGTCATCCATGTATTTGTCAGTTAATGTTTGACGGACTTGGCCGATGATTGTTTCTCCTGCCATGTTGAGGGCACGAATAACCGAGGGATAGAGCGAGTTAATGTCAACTGCTCCGACATATTCGTGCATGCCTTTTTTGGGCGTAGCAACGAAGGCACCTGCTGCTGGCGTTGTTTCTTCTGCATTTTCATTCTTTCGTTTTTTATCGGGAACTACTACTCCGCGTTCATGCGCTTCATTGAAAATTGCCATTTCAATCATAGCTACAGAACCCATTACTGTTGGCAGTAATACTGTATTCTCATGTGCTAGCTGATTAGCTAGTTCTAAGAATTTGAGTTTGTTGTGAATCTTCACCAACAACATTGTATCTTGTCGATTGTATTCTAAAAACTTTTTAAAGTCTTTGTTATACAATTGGTCAAGAGTACCTTCATATTGAGTCTTGTTCTCGCCTACTTCCATCTCACCAATAGCATCTAACTTATATGAATGGCGTGATTCATAGTTATACTTCTTGTAGAGTTGTAAATAGTCCAAGTGAATACGACCTACTAAGTCATATGTAGTTTCACTTTTGCCAAATCTTTCGTATTCTCTTGCTTTAGGAAGTTGACCCATTAAGCAAAACTTGCGTGTGTCATCCTTACTCATTACTCTTGTGACACGATTGACCATGTAAGGTATATCATATCCTTCACTGTTCCAGCCAGTCATTACATCAGCATCTTCAATGAGTTGAAAGAAAACATCAAACATATCCTTTTCGTTTGTGAACAACATACAGTTCTCAAACTCACTACAGATTTCTCGTGCTGTCTCAGGACTCATGTGTTTAGGAGCAATGCACAACGTCACCAACGTATCTTGCCAATCTAAGTATAATGAGATAGCAGTTACTGGATTGAATGGATCACTAGTGGGGCTGAACCCTTTATCTGGATCAAAGTCTACTTCAATGTCAAAGAAACAAGTGTGAAGTTTAGGAACATCTGCCTTAAGATAGTTTTCACTAAGACAACGAAACACCACCGGAACATCAGATTCAAATAATTTCTTACCTGAATGTATGCGTTTTTCTTTCTCAAACTCTTGTCGTTTGCGTGTACTGAAACGATTTACGGGGTCACCATATATACTACGATATTTGCCCTTATGATCAGGATAGTAGAATACATAGTTTGTGGGATATTCTTTATATTGACGTTTGCCATTCTGGTCCCGTTCTACCACATAGATACGATCCTCATCCCTTGAGTGTATTGCATCCACATAGGACATTATTGTTTACCCTTACAATTATCACCGTGCCACCGATTATGATTTGGTTTATCAATTGTTTTGTTGCAATGGATACATGTTATTTTTACATTAGTTGGGTTATTCATTAAAAATTGTTTTCTTCCATTTTCTTTTTGTCTTGACAATCCTTCAGGGGTATAATTTAATTTTTTACCTCTTCTGTTAAGATCCGCTTGTGTTCTTTTCTCGGTCCAATTTTTAGTTTTACCTCTAATCAAATCACCAACTTTTTTAGCAGTAATAGGATTTTTCATTGGGTTTTTATCACCCTTCAAATCTTCTCTCGGACCGCCCCTAAGAAAATGATGCGTACCATTTTCTATTCTTTTTTTAGCAGCCATACTATTAAGTTTTGATATTTCTTCCGGTGTTTTATTCAATCTTAAACCTATAAGCACACATGCATTCCAGTCTTCTTGCAAAGAATGGATATCATAGTGTTCTTGGATAGTAACCAATTGTAAATTAGAAATTTCATTGTTGTTATGATTTCCATCAATATGATGTACTTCATAAGACTTACCTTGAAGGTCTTTGGGTATAGGACCGTTGACGGATTCCCAGATTAATCTGTGCTTTCTTGAACTCATTTTGATACTCCGAATAGTAATAGATGGGCTATCTGTGATTCGGCACAGAAAGGTAATTACTCCCGTTCGCCCTATATTATTTATCAGAGGTAACACCATTATAGTGTTTTACCTACAGTTTCCAAGATAGTATTTAATTCTTCGTGGTCAGCGTTTGTTTGGCCAAGACTTGCTTTATGTGCAACAGATATTGCCTTCTTAAGAATGCTAGGCTTTACTTCTAGTTCTTCTGCGATAGCCTTAACAGTATCAGATAGTCCCTCACGTAGGGTATCGATTTCATGTAGGACTACCATGCCCTCGTTGATAAGTTGAGTCAACTTAATCTTTTGCTCTCCGGTAAACATTTTATCACTCATAGTTTCTCCTTGTAAAGTAATTAGTATACATGCCTTGTGTAGAAAAGTCAAACATTTTGCTGTTTTTCTACAATCTTTTTAACCACAGTATTCAATCCTGGGTTAATATGTAATGCGTGTGGCATCAAATGTGTTCTTACATAATTACGCATATACTTTGTGTCATCGTTGCTATTGTCGTGACACCAAACAATTGATTTCTGTTCGCACCATTTTGTGAATTCGATTTTGTTTGTAGTTAGAAATGGACGAACAATATTGTTTCTTTTTGCTGGGATAACTTTGGCTTGTCCATGCATTGCTGACCAAATATATGTTTCTACACAGTCATCTAAGTGATGACCAGTGATGATTGGACCCAATGAATTACCGATGCTATCCAAGAAGTCATAGCGTTCATTACGCCAATGTTCTTCCATACTAAGTTCTTTAGGCTTACTATTTTTAATCATCCCAATCATCAATGGAAGTTTTCGTTCTGTGCAGAAGTTAGCAACAAATTGCAATGCACGTTCACTATTTTCTGTTCCATGATGGAAGAAAGCGCAGCCTACTTTATGTTTGTGCGAAAGAAAATCTGTGATGGCCACCGAGTCAACGCCACCGCTAAGTGCGACAACAACTTCTTTTGGCAATGGAAAGAGTAGTTTTAGCATCTATGCATTATAGCATAGAAATTATTTTATTGAAATATTTCTGGGTGACTTTTGCCAAATATTTTCATGGCTTTGCCCGCAGTCATATCTGCTAGCATTTCAATTGGGCTACCAGGATAACTGTCACCTGGTTTAATCATATTCAATTCACCTTGACGCACATGGGTAAGTTCATGATAAACGGTACGCATGATATCGACCATATTGCGATTGGCAACATACACCCAAATATTATTATCATTTGAACTATGACGACCAGTGTGATGTCCTTGTTGTGCTTCTTCAGTATCGTAACTGAATTCAAAATTGGGTGTTGATTTTAGATTTAGATCGTTGCTGGCCCACTGAATGAATTTCTGCATTATTGGGTTATCTTCTAAGAAATCTGGCTCGTCACTTGCTTCATCTAATTTACCTTTGACCCATTCATCTGGTGATCTTTTGAATTTGTGAACAAACAAGTCATGCAATGCTTTGCCAGTGATACGATGCTTACTTGCAATATTTTGCATCAACTTGTCAATGCTGCTGTAGTCATATTTTTGCAATGACGGTAATCTTTTTGATAATTCAATTGCAGCGGATTCGACAATGATGTGTTTTGTGAGCATTATGTATTTATCAATGGTGCTCACTTTAACGAACTAAATGGGTAGCGATTCCTATTCGTTGGCCAGCAGCCGGCCACACGGCCCTAAGGTGTGTTCTTACCAAGAACTTTCTTTAAGTCCTAATGTGTATGTGCCAAATCTTTTTAATCGTGATAAAAATTCGTTAGATTCTTCTGATGTTATTCCAGTTAACTGTAATATAATTCTGTCGGAAGTTCCTGCGTTTGCGCTAGCATAGGAAGTATTATGCCAATCAACATCATATACATCACCTGCTTTCCAGCTAGCATGGATGTTATTATCAAAGCAATAGAAATGTCCGGGTTGCCAATCTGTTAAATGGATAAAGATTCTTTTAACTGTAAAAGGTTGATCTAAATTATAATCTTCTAAATTATCTTTAATAAAAAGACTTACTTGATTTGGCTTTTGTATACCCAAATCAACATTACAATCTCTAAGGTTGAATAGATTGTTTATTTGTTGCAGTAATATATCATTGGTATTGCTCCAATCTCCTACTAGTTTGCCTAATTTTGTTATACCCATGCTAGTATTTAGCATTAAATATCATTGTTAAATATATCTTTCATTTCTGGAACTAGTTCTAATATTGATTCATTTCTACTTTTATCAAGTGCCAGTGTGTATATTTTAAATTCGTTAAGGCGTGAACTTAAATCCGCAGCTAACATATAATCTACAACTCCTCTGACTGCGGGAATGTGCATGAACGGCTTTAGTCTATCTCTAGCCAATTCTTTCAATTCAGTTGGCAATACTTTAATGTTTAAGCATGATGGGTGATCTAGTATACCTAAATGAATATTATTCATTTTATACATATCTAAAAACTCTAATAATTTGTCTAGATGCAATATATTATACATTTGAACCGTAATATGAATTTGTAAAATTAAATTTTCATGCGACAATTCTTTAAATTTCATCAAATTTGTTTCAACTAAACTCCATCCAGTTGGGTATCTTATATACCTATTGAGGTCTCCATATGCATCTATACTAGCATTCAACGAAATTTTTTTAAAGTGTTGCCAATAGTCAATCATTTTTTTTGGTAAATTTGTGCAATTGGTATTGTACTTCAGAGTAATATTTTTAGCTACACCCAATTCAATTAATTTATCAAACAACGTATATTGACTTGTAGCTAGAGTTGGTTCACCTCCAGTTAAGTATATTTCTTCTATTGTATTAGCAAACTTCAATAAATTTTCAGACACCTTGTCATTATTAGGCCAATCCATTTTAAATAATTGTGTTTTGGTCTTATCATTCAATGGTTCTCTTATCAATCCCCATTCTTCAATCCATTGGTTACTTGAATATGGATTACACATTCTGCATTTTAAATTGCATAAATTACCCAATCTTATATCTATGTATTTAATAATGACAGGAGGAGTGATGCTAGGTTCGTAATCAAACATCCATTTTTTATTCTTAATTTGCCTAGGAGATTCTATGTCCAATGATTCTAAATTAAAACATTGATGACACATTCTGGGTTTTCTGTTATTAAGAAAATCATTTCTTAAATTTTTCAAAATTTTGCTATTCCAAAAATTATCAATATCATTGTCTAATATATGATAAGGAGTATTGTCATCTCTAGTAATCAGATTACTAGGAGCTCCGGGAGTAAGACTATCAGTACTATTGCAACATACTCTTAGTTCACCTTTAGGATTAGTTGACATGGACATCCAAGGCAATATACAAAATGTTTCATTCATTTTTAAACTCATTAAAAAAATAGATGGTGTTTTATCAACAACAAATTTTAGTTGCACCAGCTAGTTTTAGCTTCGCCGTAATACTCTCGGGCAAAACCTTGACTGATCAACATCTGCCTAAGGCTTTGTCCATTTAATAGTACATCACCCAACACACGACCACCGTACTTGTCCCAATCCATGAGGACGACTTGTCGTTTGGTTGCGACTTCGATGGCATGCTTAGTGAAAGCACTTGCTGCTTGACCCTTTTGATCCTCGCTAGGACATTTTGCTCTAAAACCTTTTTCTGGCGTATCGACACCATACACACGAATACTTAATTCTTTCTTCAATGGATCAGGTAAGAACGGTGCTTGAAAGGCTACAGTATCACCATCGATAACTCTAGTTATCACAGCATCATATGTCACACCTTCTTTTTGCTTTTGTGCTAATACGACACTGGGTATTATTACTATTAATATTATTAATACTATTAATATTATTTTTTTCATGTTATGCTCTGGCTTTTTTTAAAATACTTCTAAGCTGCCATTGGTGTTTTTCGTGAGCATCTAATCTTTCTGCGATAAAGTTAGCGATACCTTGTTTGTTTTCATGTGAAGCAGAACTAAAACAATGATTGAGTAGGTCAATCATTTTGGCATTGTCTTCATACAATTCAGCAAACATCAATTCAGCACGGGGAATCTTAAGTTGGTCTTGAATGATAGTCAATTCAGCATAGCGTGTCAAGCTACCTGGTGCATAGCTATCCAATGTACGAATATATTCAGCAACTTTATCTACTGCGCTGTATACTTCTTCATAGAAATTGGCAAGATAATCATGATATTGCGGGAAGTTATCTCCCTCTACATTCCAATGAAAGTTTTGCGCTTTGATAGATAGTGAATTAACGCTAGCTAATAATACTTTTAAATCTTCTGCTAA